CCAATAGTAGTTCCGTCAATTGCTCCAGCATCTATATCTACAGTATCTAAGTATGCAGTACCATCAATCCATATATCTTTAAATTCTTTAGCATCAGAACCTAAATCAATATCATTATTACTTATTGGTAATATTGAACCATCTATAATTGATACTTGATTTGTTCCATTAATATCAAAAATGTGTCCTGCTGCGTCATTAGCTCTAAATTCAATCTGACCATCAGCGGTTACATTAATATCTCCTGCTGTTCCTGCTGCATCTACTGTAGTGATATTAAGAATTCCGTTAGTTGCTCCAGCAATAGTAACTGTATCACTTGTTGATGGAGTCATCACAATTGAATCATCCGTAATAACAGTTGAACCTATAGTAAAATCCGTTGACGCATCAATTGTTGTACCAGTTATAGCTGCTGCGGCTAAAGTACCACCTGCAACTGTAATTGTATTAGCACTATGTGTAAGAGTTACATCTCCACCATCTAAATTAATAACTCCACCACTACCTAAATGTAAATCATTCCAACCTTGAGAACTTGAACCTAAATCATAAGTGGCGTCTGCATTTGGAATAAGATGAGAAGTTAAATCTGCTGATATTGAAACAGAATCAGATGCTGCATCACCAAGTGTTAAATTTCCACCAACTGTAATGTCTCCTGTAAGATTTGTATTACCTGCTACTTCTAATCTACCAAAAGAACCTGTAGAATTAGCACTACCACTAATCTGTGCATTACCAAAATCAAAATTACCATCTGCCGATGCTGATATTGATGCTACTACTGAATTATTTCCTGGATTTACAAATTTAAGTGAGCCTGTAGATATGTATGCTGTTTTCCAAGCACGGGTTGCTGAACCTAAATCATATGTGTTTTGTGCGTTTGGTAAAATAGAACTACTTGCGTGTATAGTCTGTGCCGATTGGCTCATTACTAAAGCAGTTGATGTATTTAAAGCATCAATACCTTTAGGATTGTGTAGTTCTGCTCCTGATAAACTCGAATGTACTTTTGCCATTTCTTATTCCTTAATTACAATGCTGTATAAACTACAACATCTCCCGTAGAATCTGTTATTAGTTCAAAATTCAAAATATTTGTTGTTGCTTCTGTTACAACCATTTTTTCTAATGCACTAAAACTAACTAAAGAAGTAGTGCCTTCTTTTATAGCTCCCGTAGAGGTAATTGAGCCTGATACAACAAGATTACCATCAACGTCGGTATCACTATTAATTCTTTTATAGCCAAGAAATGTTAAATCACTCATTAGGTAATCTCCAATATACTAGCAAATACTTCTAAATCATTATTTGCTGATGCTTGACTTTCTAACTTATCCCCCGCTCCCAAATTAACTGGTTTTTCAATAATAAGTGTTGAGTCTGCGGGTACATTTACAGTTTTAGCTATATGTCTTCTTGTTGAAAAATTTGCACTACCACTAACAGTAAGATTAATTGTTGCATCATTTGAACCATCAACATTACTTACATAAATTGCGTGTACAACTGCAGTAGTAGCGGCAGGACATTGATAAAATTTATTTATAGTCGTATCCGATCCTGTTGCTGCATTTTTAAATGTATTAGCCACTTATTATCCTCCAAATACTATTGAAAACGCCATAGCTGTATCTACAACAGCGCTTCCTTGTTCATAAACTCTTCCACTTTTAGTATTTATACTTCCCGTAACGCCAACCACATAAGTAGCACTTCCACTCATATTAAGTGATCCTGTTATTGGTTTTTTTGTATTTGTTGTAAGAATGGACTGAATAGTCGCTGAACCATCATTTTTTTCGAAATAAACTTTACCATCACTTGTATTGATAGCTAGCTCACCCAATGCTAAATTACTTGTCGTAGGAATTTTACCTGCGGTAGAACTCCTTTTGAGTTTTACAGTTTGTGCCATTTGGCATATTCTCCAACAATATATATTGTTATCACGTTACGGGGTATATACCCCAAAAATCTTTTAGAAACTTCCCCCGTCAATTAATGAACTAACAGTTAAGTTTCCACTTGTATTATATCCAATCAATCCAACGGTTATTGCTTGAGTATTAGCTGATGCTAAATATCCAAGTTGTGTATTAGCATTTCTAAATGCTACTAAACTTGCAGAACTTGCTGCTACACTAGCCCCAGCACTTACATAAACTGAACCTGTTACTGCTAAACTTGCTTGAGCATCTACTCTTGATTGAAAATCTGCCACTCCTGCTACATCAAGTGTTCCATCTATATCTGTATTATCCAGGTTGGCCGTGCCATTTACATCAATATCACCTTCTAAATCTGCATTTCCTTGTAACCACAAATCTTTATATCTTGTACCAGTTGCACCTAAATCATTTCCATTATGTGCTGATGGTTGTATTGTACCTTTAGTTACAATTAGTCCAGAACCACCAATATCTATATAAGTATTAGTATCTACACCTTCTAATTTATCAAGTGATGTTAAATCAACATCATTAAAATCTACCGTAGAACCATCATCAGTAATATTAGCTGAAGATTCAATTCTACCATTACCTTGTGCTATTACTACTCTATTATTTGTTAAAGCCGTAGTAGTATTTTGTATTGGTACTCTATATTCTGAACCCGAAAATCCAGCCAACCAATAATCATTAGTACTATCCCATACTATTGAACCAGTTGTATTAGCATTTACATCATTTACTTGTAAACCACCATACCTAACTGGACTTACAGCATTAACTTGAACAATATTGTCGCCAATATCTAATTGGCTACTTGAAATAAATGTAGTTGTGCCATTTACAGTCAAGTCACCTGTGAACGCTGCATCACCATTTACAGTAAGATTATCACCTATCGTTACTTCGGATGTTGAGTGTCCAATATTTACTGCGATACCACTATTAGCAGTACCTACAGATATAGTACCTGTAGATGTATCAATATTAGTATTTCCAGCGGCATCTAAGGAGAATGTAGATGTGCCGTCAATAGTAATAGCACCACTTGCATCAATATCTAATGCTGCTGAATCAATATCTATCGCAACATCTGCCGCAACACCAATATCAATACCACCTGCACCATCAATAGAAACTTTACCACTATTTGATGCGTCAATATCTACTCCTGTATGTCCGTCTAATACTAAAGTAGCTGCTTTACTATCTACTGTTAAATTACCTGCTGTAGACTGTACTGCTCCAGCATCTGATAAGGTTATATCCCCTTCTAAAAATAAATCTTGCCATGCCTGTGTAGCTGAACCTATATCATATGTATCATCTGTATTTGGTAAAAGATTAGAACCTATATCTGCACTAAAAGTAACGAGATCAGTATCGGCATCTCCAAATGTTAAATTTCCACCAAACGTTCCATTGCCACTTACACTTAATGACCCTGTTACTTGAAGTCCTGCTTGTGCATCTAATCTACCTGTAACATCTAATGCACCACCGATTTCTCTATCTTTAATATTACCTGTTAAATCTAAATTTGTATTACCACCAGTATTTAAAACGTAAAGTGTTTTAGCGTCAGTTTCATGATATAACATATCATTGAAATTTGATCCGCCTGTTACTCCACTTAAATCTGGTGTTGCATTACCTGTTATAATTCTTGCTATACTTAAACGATTTGTACCATCAGAGTGACCCGCAACAATTGCAGTTTTTAATACAGAATCGCCTATATTTGATACTGAACTGGTTACTACACCAAGTTCACCATTCTGTAAAGTTACGCTATTTAACTGTGCTAACGTTCCTCGTCTAAGTTTTATAATTTGTGCCATTAATTGTCTCCAAATAGTAATGCTTCTATTCTATTATAAATATATAAATTACTAATTTTAATTAAAATTGTCTCCTAAATCCAATACTCCTGCTTGACTTTTATTTGCTATAGTTCCTAAGTTTTCTAAAGTTAATGAAGCACTAGCAACAGCAGTACCTACTTTTTGATCAACTAAATCCATAGCTCCACTAATTATCAATGTCTTTGTTGATGCGTCGTAACTATCCATCAAAGTTTGTCCTCTTACCTCTAATGAACCTGAAATTAACACCGAACCACTTACTCTTAAATCTCTTCCTCTTCCTGTAGAAAAGTATGAACCTGTCTGTCTAAATGGTGTATCAGTTTTTATTGTTGAAAGAGATGTATCTAAAGTTCTACCTACATATTGATATGCAGTCATATAAACCCTATGAGTAGCTCCTGGTTTATTAGCATCAAACTGTAATACTCCTGTTTTATAATCAAACTGATAATCATTTCCTGATACTTTATCATCATTATCTAATGAACTCGAATCTGCTGAAGTAGATTTATATACTACTACATTATATCCTGGTGTAGCATCTTCTGCTACGGCGTTAGCCAAACTTACATCCGAATACTTATTTGATATAAAACTTGTTTGTTGATTTGCGCTAATTAACTGTGGTGTTATACCATCTGAACTTCCTGATGGATTTACAAAAAACCACACATCTCTGTCTACATTTGACTTTGTAAGTGGGTGTCTGTACCAATATTTCATAATACTAAAACCACTAGTACTATATGTACTATTAATTTGAGAACTTCCACTAAAAGGTAAAGATGCGGTTGGTATTAAATTTTGTTGAGAAAAAACTTCACTAGCATTAACATCTAAAACACTTGTGAACGCTTCTTGACCTGTAGTTAAATCACCACTTGTATATCTTCTACCACCAAGTAATCGTATTGCCTTTGATAATTCTGCTATTAATCCCATTTTCTCTTCCTATGAACTTGAAATTGTTATACTTGTTACAGGAGAAGGATCTCCCTTATATCTAACTATCAGATAGAACTCGTTATCACTCGCATCTAAGTACATTCCATCAGCATTTCTCATTGGAACTGTATATTCTGTACTACTTAAACTACCACCTGTATTACCATACAAATCTATTGCCGTTGTAAATGGATTTTTAAAGTTATCCGCTGCCACATCTGTTTCTATCACATTACTTACAAGTGCTGATGGATCATAAATTCTTGCCGTACTTAATGAACTATTATTACCACTTCCATTTCCTGAACTCTCAAATAATATAGCTACTGCTACTCCATTTGAAGTTGAATTCCAATTAACCAATGTTTTACCCACATCAACTGTCATAGATGTTTTTGTTCCACTTGTTTGAAATCTTCTTATATAAAATTTATATGTTCCACTACCATAACCTGATGGATACCAATATCTATATGTTCCACCTGGATCCACCAAATATCCTGGTTTAACTTGTAAATCATAATCCCCTAAAAATGGTCTACTAACATTATATGTTGTAACCCAAGCAGTTCCATTAAATGCTTGAACATTATCTGCTATCTGTATTCTCCAATCTTCACCACTAAATGTTTCAGTTGTATCTGCTAAACTATTACCATCATATCCTTGTGCTCTACCATATATTGCCAAACTACCACTTGAAGCTGGTTGACCAAATGTTCCCGCAGTATGATATGAAATAGTTTGGGTATCTAATGTAGATTGTGAACTATTTCTATTTCTAGCCTTTGTTGCTACAGTAAATGTTGTATCTGCAACTCCTGTTTGATCTATACTATCAGAATTACTACTATCGTAACTAACTGAAGCCGTTATTATAGCTATATCATTATATCTTGGAACACCACTATTTACTGCAGTAGTTCCATCACTTTGAAATAATTTACCACTTGTTTGTACAGTTCCACCACTTGTAGAAACTGTATCTCCACTTATTGTAACACTACCACCCGCAGTACCACTTCCAACTGAACCTGCTGCCATATCTACTAATGTGGTTGTTGCTGCATACATTGGATTAAATAATCCTGTAATTTTTGTTGATACCTCATATGTAGCATCTATTAAATAAGGTACTCCACTTAAACTTCTTGAGGTTGCAGTTAATGCTTTATGTGTTGTACCAACATCTGTTAATGTATTAGTTCCAATGGATGTGTCCATAGTGGATGTTGGTGCCCAAAAACGATTTTGTGTAGTTCCACCCTTAAAAGTATAATCTGATTGTGAACCTGTTGCTATACCAACTTTTAAATCATGAAATCTATAATAACCACTTGAAGATACACTTGTCATACTTGTTTTACTTGCATGATATTTTCTTGTTAATGTACCTGTCATATCTGTTCCACCTACATCTACAAATTTACCATCTTGAAATCCTGCAGGTATAACTGCTGGTTGTGAAGTTTCAATTTTTGCTAATGTTATTCCATTTGATGTTCCAAATGAACTTAATGTATAATCTAAATATGATTGTGTAGTGTGTGTATTAGATGCTGCTGTTGGTGCAGAAACACTTCCTGTATCACTAAACGATTGTGTTGCTACAACTCTAACTTTAAAAGCCGTTGCACCACCACTTGTCAATTCACCCAAACCAAATAACTCTGAATCAACTGATGAACTTACATTTGATGAGCCAGCACTATTTGAATCAAAATCTATAGTATATGTAGTAGGATTTTGATAATAAGTTGTTATTCCACTAAAAATTGTTGAACCTTCGGATACCCAATCTTTAAATGCCAAATAATCTAATGTTGCATTACTTATTGAACCAAAATTTTGTGGTAGATAACCATTTATACTATCAGTACTACCTAAATTAGCTACATTTGTATCTATACTATTATAAGTTTTACTATTAGCTTCAGCATCACGAACATCTAAAGAATGACTTAAAATTCCTGCTACAAATCTTAATGCTTCTGAAACATGGGTTGTGTTACTAAATCTATTAAAATAAGAACCATCTAAATTTTCTTTCCATTTATTGGAAGTTGGATACCCAACTTGAACATTAGTTGCGTATATTGCAGTAGAACTTGTAAGTGGTACATTAACCCTCATACTACCAGATATGTGTTCTGAGCCAGAAATCTTTAATGAGCCTGTTAAGACACTACCTAATTGTTTTAGTTTGACTCTAGCCATTTAAATCTACCATTCTAAGTGTTTCCCGTTGTTCCTCATATTTTCTTTCTTCCCACCAAGATGTAATTGATTTTGAAATTTTCTTTTTATGTTGAACGGTTTTTGGTTGTTTCATTTTTTCAATAGTCTCTACTGTAAGTTTTCTATCCATCTGAGCGCACGATTTACAAACAGAATTATTTCCTACAGCCCTATCAAAAGCATCCTTTCTCGTATACGTAATCATCCTACTACAATCGGGACATCTTCTATTTTTTCTATTTGGCCAATATCGTTTCCTCATATCTATTATAAATATCGAGGAATGGTAAAAGAAAAGTGGTTAGGCATCAAATTTCCCCCACGATAAAATTTCATCACTTGACTCTAATACATAACCTATACTATCAGTATCTACTAAAACTTGAAACAAACTACCACTTTGTTTTACCTTCAAAGCGTCGTGTTCCATATATTGTCCATTTAAAAAGAATATAAAATCATTTTCAGAAGTTGCAACAAATCCACTAGGTGCTGATGCTGTTACCGCGTTAAAACTCGCTGTTTGAAATCCTGAGAAATCTCCGAAAGTAGCAGAACCTGAGTAAGATACAGCCTTTTTAACAAATTGTTTGCGTAGATAGGAAGTAAAATCAACAACATAAGTTTTAGATGTTGCAGCGTTATTCGCAGATGGTGTACTCGGTAATCCTAATACTTCTCCACCACCACTAAATGTCAAATCAGCATTACTTGCCATTGTAGAAGATGCTAACCCTGTAATTGTTTTATTAGTTAATGTATCTGTAGTAGATTCACCAACTATATTGATATTACTACCAGCTGCATTATCTATAGCCCATCTTGTTTCACTATGGTCAAATACTAATTGTGCATTTGTACTACCTACTCTACCAACTCTTATTCCTGAATCTTGAGAACCTAAAGCAGTTGAACCTGTAAAATTTAAATCAATAATTGGGTCTTCTACTGTCAATGTAGCAGTATTTGAAATACTCTGACTACCTTCAACAATCAAATCACCCCATATTTTAAGTGAACCTGTCATGTATCCATCAGGATTCATTGACAGTATTAGTTTAGATCCAAAACTTCCTGTTTGATATATGTTACTATTATAGAAATAACCATCATTAGCAACTATATTTCCTGAAGATCCTAAATCTAATGAACCTGTAGCAATATTTTCAGGTATTAAAGCTTTTTGTTCCCATTCATATAAACCACTAGAAGCAGTAGCTGCAGTACTTACAATTATTTCATTTGGTCTTTGTTCTGGTTGTGATTGTCGTTCTAAATCAATATATGCCATTATGTTCTTCCTAACTGATATTGTATTTCAATATCATCACTACTATTTAAATCTACCCCAAAAGGTTTACTATTTTGTCCGTATCTTTTAAATAATCTAACTTGTCTATAATTATCAACTAAGTAAAAGTCTGCTTCAAAAGTAGAAGTATTACCTTTAGGACTTGGTGTTTGTTGTATACTATTTACACTCAAGTTAATTGTACCTACCTTATCAGAAGCAGCTAACCCTAAATCTAATTGATAATATGTAGATTCTTCTGAAAAATCACTTAATTTATAATTTTTGTGTTTTTTATAATACCTAATATTACCATCACCGTAAGCAATAACATCTACATTCTTTGTAGCATAACCTAATCTATTTGACATATCATAAGGAACTCTTTTCCCATTAGAATCTTTAAATGCCATAACATCAGCATTAAATTTTGACTCACTAACAGGAGCCATAAAATTTCTTGTTGATCCTTTATATCCTTGTAAAAATTCTCTCATTATGGTCTCAATGTTTTTTGATAATTTATATTTAAATTATCATTTGTTCTTAAATTAAATCCAGGACTCAAATTAGAAGTATTTGCTTTTACTGCCAAATGTGTATTAGAATATGTAGCAGAACCTGTTAAATAAAAATCTGCTGGATCTGCACTACTAACTTGGTTGTCATTAGATACTAAATTTATACCATTAGCTACTACTTGTAAACTTCCTGTCATTACATGATAACTCGCTGAAAATGTACCAAGTTGTAAATCATATAATTGTGTTGTACCATGTAAAGATGAAGATTGTGATCCTGAAATGTTAATTGATTTTTGATGATAAAATAAATCACCATATTCCATATTAATAACTGCTTTTGTATCCAAAGAACTTGTTGGTGCACCACTATTTCTCATAACATATATCGTCTCACCACCATATATATTTGTAAATTCTAAATCTTGTATTTCTTGTCCTACTGTATATGTTTTACCTCTAATAAAATCTGTTGCACCTGCTAATCCACTATTTTTGCTGGTCCCACCTTGTTGAGTATATTTTACAACTTGAGCTCTTGTATCAGGACTATAAATTGACGAAATACTCATATCAGTTTCATCTACTATATCAATTTTTTTAGGTGTAATATATTTTTGAGTATTTATTGCATTATTAAATGCTTCAGGTACTAAATAACCTCTTAATTGTAATGAAAATGTAGTTTTAATCATTCTTTCATTATCACTCATCTCTGTAGAATCTTCGAATGATTCTATATTAACTTTAAATTTTAATTTTCCTGGCTCTCCCCAATATGAACCATCAGACCAATTTATCTTTTCAATAATTTTATTCATTTGTTCAATATATGCTGTCCATATCATACATTCATAACTAAGTGTAACATAATCAGGCATAGCTACATTATATAACTCTCTTTGTGGTAACAATCCTTGATCTTTTGAAAATCTATTATATCTATTTTGTTGACTATATTTCTTTTCAAAAGTATAAAATAACGTTGGATCATTTGCATCAAGTTTATCAACTGCTAATTCAGGATCCTTAGACATTGAAATTCTACGAAAAACTATAAGAGGTGTTATTAACTGTCTTTTTTTATCTCTTAAAAAGCCAGTTTTACGAATTGAAGCCCACCTTTCAGGATTAGCATACATTAAAGGAACTTTTACTTCCTCTCCTTGTTCCATCACCGTAGGTTTTATTACATCATTAAAGTAATACATAATAGAAGCATCAACATCTAGCAATCCAACTTCTACATTTTGAACTTTATCATCGGATCTTTTCTTTACAGTACCTCTATTTTTAACACCACCAAATCTTATGTATCTCTCACTTCTTGGTAATGGTTTAAGTCTAGCCACTAAATACTCCTAACTCTTTCTATTTGTAAATTAGATCTTCGAACTAAAAATGCGTTGCATATTACTGCCCAATTTTTATTGTAATCTCCACCAACTAACTGATTTTCATTTATGTTACTGATTTCCCAATGACCTAAATTCCAATCCATAACATCACCAAGTTCTGGTCTTATATCTGCATCTAATAAATGTTGTCTAAGAAAACGAAAAACAGTATTTTGTCGTAAATCTGGCCCAAATTCATCTGTATTATAATCCATATCTTCAGAATCTATTAAACATGAAACTTTTACCCCTGGCTTATACACTTTTCCAGCTGCTGATTCACCATACATATTTGTTTTTGTTTCTTGTACTCCAACTTGATAAAGTACAACATTTTGTGCGACAACACCATCTACATTTTTTGTAAGATCACCAATAAGTTCATCATTAATTCTATCGAAAAAATTAGTATCTGTTTGTGAAAAAAATCTTGTAGCCATTTAACTATCCTATGTATATTGGATAAGGAATTTTCTGTAATTTCTCCTGTAGTGCTTGAGATTCGTCTCTTTCCTGTTCCATTAGTGCTTTTCTTCCTGTTAACTCTAACATCTCTCTTAACTGAGAAACTAAGTACTCTTTATCAGTTTGTGCTTCTTGTCTCAATGTCTCACCATCTAATGTTTGTTCTCCTCCAGGAATAGGAATTTGACCATATTTACCTCTAATTGTACCAAGCAATTCTTTGGCTAATGCTAATCCATATTTTCTAATCCATTGTCTTCCAACTGAATTAATAAATTTATATTTCATGTTATCATATGAAATATTAGAATAATCAGCAACTACTCCTGAACCGCTAGCTGTACCAAATGGTCTTTGTAAAGGATCTCTATCTGATTTTACAACATAATCAAAAAATAAAGGACCTGTAGCCGTTGGTATAGGAAATATTCTCAATTGGTTATTTGTCAACTCAAAAGTATAAGCAGATTTTCTAATTTTATCATTCAATTCAATTGCCTGTAATCTTAATAAATCTTCATTAATAGGCATTAAAGTAAACGAAACTGCGGGTGAGTAATTACCAAAACCAAAATCACTAATAAAATTCATAGAACCATATCCCGTAGTTGCATATGGATCAAAATATCTCGCTATTGCAGGACTTGCTTCATAGGATATTCTTTTAACCTCTATTGCTTTGCTACTTTCACTCACTTCTGAGAATAAAGAGTTCAAATTATATACTTGTGAACCACTTTGTAGTGTAATTTGTCCACGTTTCCATTGTACATCTCCACCAACACCAGCTTCTGTACCATATTGGTTAGAAAGTTCTATTGTTCTACTCATATTTGGTACAACATTTTTATGTGTATAATCAGAAGCAGTAGATTCTCCTTGCAAAGCTAATAAATTATCTTTTATATTAAATTGATTAACTTGTGCTGAATATTCACTAACCGATTCCTCTAAAACAGCATAAAACTGTGAATCTTGCATCTCAACTGACATAATTGGATAACCCAATCGTTTAGCACACCAAGATGCAAACTTCGGTGCTTCTGACTGAAATGTAGTATCTGTGTCGTAAAAGCCAAATGGTGTATTTCCACTTACTGCTGAACCACTACCTGGCCATATTGGCTGTTGAGCCATATGATTCTCCTTAATATTAAGAATTAGATATATCTATAAATAAATATCATAAAAATAAGAAAGCATAAAAAAAGGGAGACCGAAGTCTCCCTTTTTTAAGTAATTTAGAAATCGAAATTCCTAAATATGTTGCTTAAACTACGATTATACGTAATTCACGTCTGCTACGACAACTTTACCGTAAAATTCAGGTCTTACCATTTTCTTAGCATACCTTGTCATTACGCCCTTGCGGGGTTGAAAGTTTTTAGGATCGTAGACTAGAGGTGTCATAATAAGCGGTACATAAGGTGCATATACTGCGCCTGTTTCAAGGAAGTTACTTCCTCTGAAACCCATAAGGATCGTATTTTCTAACATATACGGATTCTTATAGACAGTAAAGCGATTATTCAATGCGCCAACTTTTTGTACACCCATTGCGTACGATTTTTCAGACGAATCAGCGGAAGTATCAGAGGCATAGCCAGGGATACTTTCTATGATTGTTGAAGTTTCAGGTGATACCACCATGAAATTAGCTCCACCACGAAGTGTCTTCTGATGGATAGCGTTAGATACAGATTGTACCTTATTTCCTAATGTCTGGAACCACTCACCTTTAGTGTAAGCGTTCGAGGCACCTGATGCTTCTGCGAACAATGAAGTTGCAGAATCGTATTCATAGCCAACACGTGCTGTCCAGCGTTCTGTCTTAGCAGATGCGCCAGCCATAAGCATATCAAGGATTTCTAGATCGATTTCCATCGAAATATATTCACTTAACATTGCTGTCAATTCAGCTTCGGCGTCAACACTATGATAAGCGTTTAAGTCCTGAGCTAACTCAGGTGACCAAACGGCTTTCAATTTACGTGTTTTCGCAACGATTGGAATTGATTTCAAAGATATATCAATCTCTGGGATATCAATATCTGATTCAGGATTTGCGTCAAATCCTGCTGCAGTCTGTTCGAAATCACCTCTGGTGATATCGGTTGGTGCTCTGTGATATTTCACTTTAAGATCACCTGTAGTGCCTGCTTTATCTTTTCTGACGATAAATGTTATCTCCGTTTCCGCAGCATTAATGCTGGTATACGCAGGGAAAAATTCATCAAAGCCAGAACCTGATATTGAGAATGCTCTCACACCATCTGCATCAGGACGCGTCATAGCTGCTGTAGCTACAGTAATTTTACACAAACCATTGTCTGCTCCGTTTCCGCTGGAAACAGAAGAAGACAAGTCGGGTTCGAAATCTACATCTGCCCAAGAAACAGAACCTGAAGTATATTCATCAGCATCAACATTAGATGCGTGAATACTTAGTGCGCCTGTTTCTCTATCATTTATAGAATATCCAAACTTACCAGCGCCATAAAGACCGCCGGAAGCATCACCAGAAGCAGATGTATTACCATATACATCAGCATTTGCTGTGTGATGACCTGTTTGTGCAGAGCCGTATTTGTAATCAAGATAGAAGATCAGTCCTGAAGGAAGGTTCATAGGCTGAACAGAAACGAATTCCTGTGCTGCCAATTCACCAAAGATTCTACGAACTAATGGAAGGGCTACGCCACTCCATTCTTCTGAATTCGCTGATGTACCTGTACGGCTTGCTTCGTCAATTATCTGACGAGCTTGGTTTTCAAGTAAGACAGCCATGCCGTGAGTTTTAATCTCACCACCACAGTCCTCTAAAAGGCCTGTTGGCTCCCATTTCTTAACCAATTTACGTGTTTGCTCGAGCAACTGGCGCTGAGGGTTGTAACCCTCCATTAATTTACTTAAATTGCCAATATTTTCACTCATTGCATTTCTCCAAATAAGAGTTATTAAAGAATATTTGCTAGCTTCTGGAAGCGTTGCTTAATTTCATCTGCTTCAGTAATTATCTCCTGCTTGTCAGATTTCGTAGATGCAACAGCTTTAGATGCTGAGCCTTTAGATTCTTTAATCGGTTTACTTTGTTTACTATCAAATGACTCTGCGAGAGTAGTATACACTAATTTAATCTCTCTCAAAGTCTTTGCTCGATCAAAAGTCTCAACTACTTTCATCTTCTGCTCATTGTTCATACCAAAAGCTTTAAAAAGTTTATTGGTAAACAAGAGTTTAGCATTAAGTAGATTGACTTCATTTAGTTTTTCGCGTAAGTATTTTACTACTTTGCGATGCTCTGCTAACTCAGAGCGAAGCTTATCAGACTCTTCAGCAGCTTCTTCAACTTCTTCATCTTCAGAAAGTGCTTTAAGCACTTCTTCAAGATCAATGTCTTCTTCTACTTCAGTTTCGTCAGATTCATCAACTTCTTTAGATTCATCAGCTTCATCAACTTCTTTAGTTTCATCAACTTCTTCAGCTTTATCAGTTTCATCAACTTTTTCAGTTTCATCAACTTCTTCAGCTTTATCGGCTTCATCAACTTCTTTAGTTTCATCAGCTTCGTCAACTTCCTCTTTCGATTCGTCAACTTCTTTTTCTTCTTCAAGATCATGATCTTCAGCTTCATCAACTTCAGCTTCAAGTTCTCTTAGAATTTCTTCTATATCAAGTTCTTCCTCTTCCATGTCTTCTTCCTCGTCTTCTTCAGGAGCTTCCTCTTCTTCATCATCTTGTTCAGCGATAGGTGCATATTTTACACCATTTATTTCAATCACTTCAGATTCGTCAAAAGATTCATCTTCCATCTCTTCTTCGCCAGCTTCATCTTCAGGAGCTTCTTCATCAGACCATTCTTCTTCATCTTCAGCAGGAGCTTCTTCAGCTTCTTCTTCATCTTCAGAATAATGTCCTTCTTCGGGAGCTTCTTCAGGAGCTTCTTCGTCATCTTCCATTTCTTCGTCATCCTGTTCTTCGACTTCATCTTCCATCTCAGCCTGGATCTTCTTAGAAAGCATAGATTTTAAACGAGGTGTGAAAGCTTCTTCAAGAGCCAACTTCGCATTTGCAAGGGCAGTTTCTCTAACTGCTTTTGCATCGGCAATAGCGTCTTTTAAAAGTTCATCCATTTTATTTCTCCATAATCAATTGGATTCAGTATATCTATTGAGAGATATAATAAAATTCGACCTATTCTCTGGTACACTATATGATAGCAGAAATGCCAATAGTGTATTTTGTTTTATATAAATATATAAAAACTAAAAAATCAGTCAGTTTGCGACTGAATTTTTCTAATTCTTGCCCTTGCTCTAGCCTTTTTTTCTTTTCTAAGCTGAGAAGGTTTAGTATAATATTCTCTTTCTTTTAATTCATAGAGAATTTTACTATCTTTTACTTTTTTCTTGAAAATAGAAAGTGCTCTTTCTATTGATTGTCCTTTACGGACTTTTACGTATATCAATCAAAACCTCTTAATCAGATTCGTTATCACCCTTCCAATTGGCGTCAACATAGTTATAAAACTCTGCTTTTTTCTCATCAGGAAGTTTATCTGGTTCTGAAACTCCGAATTTCTTCAAAGCTGCTCTAAAGAATTTCTCATATTCTTCACCACCACCACTTTGTGGTCCAGCTGGATCCTCACCTGCTTCTTTAACTGCTATTTCAGCTTCATCTAAATCATAATACCTACCAAGAATGTGTCCCATATCTTCATATAGTGATTCCATTCTTTGTTGTAAAGAATTTGCTTCTTTTGCTATCTTTGTAAATTCCCCTGAAGCATTACCTAATGATTTCATATTTTTATTGATAGTAACTTTATCAAACCAATCATCTGTTTCTTGTAATGTAGCAACCCGAGCTTTTTCAGCTAATTCTGATAAAGATTTTGCTACTTTTTGTAAAGAAGTTTTTCTATAAACTTTTTCACCTATATTACCAAAAGCTTTTACTTCATCAATAAAAGAACCTCTATCTACTTTCTTTTTATCTTCTTCTACCCATGAAGCTTCTACCAAATCTGATATTCTTGTCATTGATGTAGAATTAATTGGTGCAAGAGGTACAAATCCCCCTATACCTGTGAAAGAAGTACTTTCGTTTATTAAATCTTTTAATTTTATATTTTTAGCCATAATTTAACTCCTATAAGTATAAATATAAGTTTATCGAAGTTTTCCTCTTTTTGAATACCTTCTAAATTTATCTCTTACTTTACTCCATAATTGTTGTATAAAATCTTCTTCGCCATAATGTGTTCTTTTAGTTGAACCAGTTTTGATTCCCCTTGCTAAATCTAATGCATCATATTTACCACTTTTAACACCTTGCATCATCATTTTAATAATTTCATATGACGCTTTTCCTAAATGTTTTGACATTACAGTTAAATCTCTATCCACATGATTTTTTGCTTCTGGTGAACTAAAAGGTGGTGGTGTACCTATTGGTGCTTCATCAAGATCTCTTTCGTAATCTTCTTCGTCATCCATTCCTTTACTCAATTTTTTATCTTTAGGTTCTTCTTTTTCTGGCTCTTCCCCATTATCTTTATCTTTTTTCTGGGGTGGCCATGCTTCACCAACTAATGCTACTCTAAGTGCATTAAGTGCTTGTGGATTTCTTGCAAAATAATTCATAACCTTTATAACATCTTCTTTAGAATTTCTTTTTAACCCTAATCGTGAAAAAAGTTGTTTTACTTTTGGATTTTTTAATATTTTATCTAAATTAGCACTTACTGCGAATTCTTTTATTTCAGATTTCTTTTTCTTTTCCCACTTCTTAGCCATTTTAGGTTTATTAGCGTGCATCCATTTTCTCTGTTTTTCAGATTTAAAAGGCACTAAAATACTCCAACTATAATATTATGATCTGAATACTTGCTGTAAGATTGTTTAAATAATTCTTTATCCATTTTCATACGAAGTTTACTTAACTCTGGTGGTAAATGACCAAGTGCCATATTTAAATCCTCTATGGCTGTATAAACTTTTGCTAACTTTTTATTCCCCATATATACAGCTAATAGTCTTCGAGCTTCATTATGAT